TCGTTTGATTGTGCCCCCGTATTGTGCAGCGGCGGCGTTCAGGTTGATGTCTACCATCCCCTCGGGCGCTTGTATTTGCGAATGGCCATTCTCAAGTGGGAGAATATAAGGCAGGTTGTTCGTCAACCAAACTGTGTCACCTAGTTTAGCATTCATCGCCATAGCCGTCAAAGCAGCGATAGTGCCAGAACCTGACTTGTCCAGCGTGTCGCCGACCTCAGTCGACGGCTTGTTGAGCGAGGGGAACCAGTTGCCTCGTGCGCGCCCTTCATCGACTGGCGTTCCAAGGACAACAGCAGAGTCCAAGTCAATCGCGATCTTGTGGAAGATGGTGGTCGCCTGCTTTCTCGTCACAACACCGAACTTGGTGAGGCTAAGAACAAACGCGTCTGGTGTGAGCCCTCTAGCCATGCTGCACCGCCATTTTGTAGATCACGGCTTCACCGGAAGGCCCCACCGTGTTGATCGCAAGAATCTTATATGTTTTCGAACCAAAGATTATGAACTTGTCCACCTCGGGCGTCACAGAAGCTGCTGCGAATTGCTGCGCAGCTACGAGTAGCATACCACTTGCTCTAGCGGCGACTTCTTCAGTGAACTCTCGCTCCTTAAGGGGTAGGTCGAGCATAACGATTGAGGTGTCTGTCGCAGCACCCAACAAGGTCGTGCCGGTTGCGTTGTCGTATGCCGAAGATCCGAAAACCCGATAGGTGCCGGCCTGACCAAACTGCTCAATTAGCGGGCCAGCGGTATCATCTCGAAGACCTGAGTAGAACGTCATGCGCGTTTCAGCCCTCCACTATTGCCTCGAACGACGGGGCGAAGCAATTCGTAAACGTGTGACGGAATGGCACCGCCTTGCAGTCGTTTGCTAGCGTCGTACTCGACCTCGATCACGTCAACCTTTTGTTTGATGATTGCAGCAACGTCGTTGGTTACGATGCCTTGCAGGTCGTAGGTTCCCAACCGGAACAGCTCAGCGAGCTGCGCAGTAGCCTCCTCAACCTGCCATGGCACGTCAGAGTCGGACAAAGTGAAACCTTCGACCTCTGCATACTTTCGAGGCCATTTTAGCCGCTGCGTCCCGGTGGCTTTGTCGCCGATGAACTCCCAAGTGCGGTCAACGTAATCGGTAGCCTTGATGATCAAGACCTCTGCGGCAGCATCTGTGAGGACCGCCCACGTAGTATCACCACGTTCGAGCCAGTAGGTGCGCACGTTTGCAAGTGTATCGTATGCGTTGGTTCCAACAGTCAAAGCCATAGTCAGGTCCTTTCTTCACGCTGATCCTACGGCATTAGGTTCCGTGGGACAACGTGTTTCTAGTGCATGCTATAAGCGACTTATTTTTTTAATTAGGTGGTGCCTCGCCACTTACCATCGTAGATCGTAACTATGGCCCGTTTCCCGTTGGGATAAGTGACGATAAAAGCGTGTGACCAGCTGCTTGGGCCTTTCGTGTAATCAAGGCGCAGTCGTGTGAATGTTCCCGCGACGTAAAGGCCGTCCATAATGCAGGCTGAATGAGAGTGCCCAGTGTTTGCGCGTCTCCCCATTTTAGATAGTCCTACTGCTGACCCGCGCGACCCGTTAGCACTCAGGTGCCCATGCATACCGAATTCTATGCCACCTGAGCCATCGTCACACAACACAAATGGTTCGTCAGGGCCTAGGAACAAGATATCTTTGCGAACGCCTTCACGCCTCAGCGCTTCGCGGAGAACGTGATGTGTCGTGTCGTCTTTGACGATAGACATGTACTTGTCTAACTGAGCCTCAAGGAAAAAGATTGCGTTTTCAGGATCTTCGCGGTAGTCTGCCTCTCGCAGCCATTTTTCTAGCGCGTTGTCGTGGTTGGAATCGACGACTACGGTCGTGCAGAAGTCACGGTGTATATCATGCAGCATATCGCGCACACGCTGCACCTCTTCGCGAACGTTTGCAGTTCCCGTCTGATGCCGTTTGAACATCTGATGGCAGTTCTTGATCTCGTGGTGACTCCGCGAGCGGAAATCTAGAACGTCGTGCGCGAATTGGTGCGCCGGTCTCAACGTGTCAAGGATTCCACCTTTGTCAAAAGCTACTGCTTTGATCTCAAGGTCAATAACTTCTGGGTGAAGGTCGCCCCAGTTCGCTGCTTCAATGTTGATGCCTGCGGTTACTGTTCCCTCATGGATAAAGCAGGCGCCAGTCTCACCTAGGTTTGGAATATCGTAGAACGACCCGTCGCCGTCTGCGTTCAATTGTCTAACGTGCCAGACGCCTTCATGATCAACCTCGACGATTGCCGCTCCATAAGTGTGATGGAATTCCGCAGTCAAACCTGCTTTCTTCTGAACGTAGTTCAGCATGGTGACTGCACCTGTTGTGTAGTTCATTTTGGCGCCGTCGTCGGCGGTGCCCGCGATTGATTCCAAAGCGATCTTGGCGTGTGGGAAGATGGCAGAGCGTCGCTGGGTGTAGGTCTGCAATCCCGACAACGGTCGAGAAGCAGTTGGAAGGACATTCATTTCGCCACGCCATTCTAGCATCGGTGCGAGTTCGAGCGGGTCGTCTGAAATGTATGGGAGAACGATTGGGTCGTACCAGTTGTCTCCTCGGTCGTCAGCAGTCGGCCCGCGGCCTCGTTTCGTCGATGATTGACTGAACGCGTTCCGGTTATAGGAGAAGGTTCCAACCAGCAAAGTCGCATCGACGTGCTCGGCGTAAGTCACGAGGTTCTCGAAGAACGCTGTGAAAACGTCGGTGTTGTTTTGTGCGGATGTGATTATGTAGCGCTTGAGTTCGCCTTTTTTAGGCAGTTTCATCGGCTTGGCTGCTTCTGCCTTTAACTTACCTCCTGAGACAGGTTTGTCGTAAACGAGACCCATCTGCGCCGCCTTGTCGAGCCGGTACTTAACTGCGCCTCGTGAGATTCCCAGTTGCCGAGAAACCGCGCGCATCGAGCCACGATTGGTGACCATCGCGTCGTAGGTCTCTTGAGGCGTGACGTTTAAACTAGCCATGGTGTTCCTTTCGAAAAGCGGTTGTGTGAAACAAAACAAAAAATTGTTGAACACCCAAGCAGAATTTAAGGAGCTTGCATAGCCGCTTTGATGCCGATCCACATAGCGGCAAAGAAGCCTGCGGTGAGGAGTCCTATGACAGTTAAGAAGCCTTTCGATTGCGCTGACTTGACCGCAAGTCGCCAATCGCGCAGATGTTGGAAGTCGCGCTGCATTTCAAGGGGGTCTTCGATATCCATTCCAAGCTTCACCATCGCGTCGGTGACTGCTTGTTGGAGTAATGCTTTAAGCTCGCCACGGGAGAGCTGTATTGGATCTTGGTCAGTCATCAATTCGCCTCCAGCGAGTTTGTTTATGAGAGGCGCGACCGACTGGTCGCGCCTGTATGTTTAAACGACGTGCGCTCCACTACTTAGCAGGAGGCGCCTTCTTCACTGCAGATGCGTCAGCACCACCAGCTTTTTTGACCGTTTCAACCTTCTCGTCTTTTTCAACGACTTTCGCTGTCTCAGCAGCAACTGCTTGTTCGACCTTAATCTTCTGTGCCTTGTCGGCGTCAAAGAGTTTCAGTTTTCCGTTTGAGCGCGCGATTTGAGAAGCGTCTGCGTAGCCGAAAAGCTTCTTGCTTTCGCCTTTACTCACTGGATACATTGTTAGATCTCGAGCCATCTTGATGGTCCTTTCTGAGTCGGGTTTGGTTTTAGTGATGCGCGACGAGCCCATCACGGGCTCGTCACTTATTCACTTAGGCTGGGTACACAGTCGACGCGCGAAGCACCTGGGTGCCGAGCATTGGGTCGAGTGTCTGGGTGCCATACAAGGCATCCAATGCGACGAAGTTCGTCGCGGTCCCACCGTCGTACCACATACGAGCACGAACCGACAGGCCCGAAACTTCGTCAGTGACAGTAGCCATTTCTGCACCTTTACCGTCACCAGTCATTGGCAGAGGGGCGAAGGCCAGCGCAAACGCGTTCTTGTGGAACATGAGGTTCCGAACGTGAGCGGCTTCTTCGATGGCGTCCAGGTTGGCGAACGTGACAACTGCAGTGTTTGCTGCATTGCGACGAAGCGCTGGGTAGAACGTCAAGTTGCCTGCGCCAGCAGCGAAGGTAGTGTCAGCAGTCAGCACGTAGACAGTCACATCGCCGGCGACGGTGAACGTGTCTCCGATCTTAACAGTTTCAACGAGTGTGAAACCATTAACAGCCATCACGTTGACGTTGACAGCAGTGGCGCCATTGACAGCACCAACTTCATCGCCACCACCACCTGATGCAGTAGCAGTCGAGGTCATACCTGCCAGATCAACGTCAGCGTTCTGCGATGCGAACACCTCAACACCGAAGCGTTGGCCAAGGGAACCATTCAGCAATGCAGCCTGATTTGCGCCGTCGCCAGTGATGCGCGCCTCGTGGAAGATGCCTAGATCAAGGAACGCAGCTTCCATACCGGAATCAACCAGGTAGTGGATTGAGCCAGCTTCCATAGGAACTTCGTTGTTCCGAAGAACCTTACGAGGACCCGTGATGAAGGCAGAGCTTGCCGTGCCAGAGATGACTGACTTGGGACCAACCTTGGCGCCAAGGGCATGAAGGTCTTGGTCGATCTTGTCAGCCAGTGCGTAAGCAGCGGGCGTGATGTGATCGGTGATGATCTGCTCCGAGGAGTAGGCCAGTTCCCGGTCAGTCAACGCATACTTGACTTCCTGATGCTCATTCAACGTGATCGCGATGTTCTCGCCAACAACGTCTTGGGTTGCCGAACCAGTTCCTGCGACGTGAGTCGCGGCAGTGAACTTGGTCGGACGTTTCATGTTGATGGTGTCGCCTTTTGAATTGCCAGCACCATTGCGTTCTTGCTCAGCGCCGCGGTGAACGCGACCGGCCATACCCAGAGCTTTGAACAGCTGGATGAGGGCCTCTTGAGCGTAAAACTCGGGATTGTAGTTTCCGAGGACGTTTGCCATGAGATTTTCCTTTCAGGGCGTGAAGCGCCGAAGCGCGGTTTAATTTACCGCGCATCGACGCGCGGCGGTTTGGGATCAGCCTACTATCTGCAGTGCTCCGCC